TAATTGCTTACGTTCAAGATGGTTTATTACTTGCGCAAGCTGGTGGCATTACATCAAGAATTGATGAGAGAGCTGACAAATCATACAGCACTCAAGTCTATGCAGCAGCTACAATGGGAGCAACTAGAATGGAAGAAGCCAAAGTTGTTACTATCGAAGCATACGAAGCATAATTGATTTTGACTATTTTTTAGTCATCTTGGGGGAGGCGTAATTGCCTCCTCCTTCAATTTAATTATGTTTAAAATTTATTCTCTTGTGAGCGTAATCTGCTCACCATTGTTAACTCAATGCCTAGAGGTAAAACATAAAGATTTATTTTTTAGTAACAAAGCCTGCAACGATGCAGCACACAAAGTGAATTTAAGGATCGTAAATCCTCAAACCAGAATTAATAATTATTGTAAGGAAAAAAATATATGGCAAGCGTAATAGATATTTGTAACTCAGCTTTAAACTTATTAGGAGCTTCTACTATTTCATCTTTAGAAGATGATAGTAAAAATGCTCGTCTATGCAATCAAAGATATGAGCCAATCAGAAATAAAACATTTAGATCACATCCTTGGAACTGTTTAATTAAGAGACTTGAATTAGCTCAAGATGTTACAGCACCAGCAATAGAATATGAGTTTGCTTATACTTTGCCTTCTGATTGTTTAAGAGTTTTAAAAATCCACAATGGAGTTACAGATAGTATTGCTTCTGCTCTTAATTATAAAATTGAAGGAAGAAAAATAGTTACTGATGAAGGTACTCTTTATCTTGTCTATGTAGCTTTAGTTACTGATCCAAATGAATTTGATGCTGCTTTACAAGAAGCTCTTGCCTCACAAATCGCAGCCGATCTTGCTTATGCAATAACTAATAATGCAACTCTTGCAAAAAATTATCAAGAGCAAGCCGATGAAAGATTAAGAGAAGCAAGATTTGTTGATGCTACCGAAAACAGTCTAAGCGTTCTTGAAAGTAATGAATTTATAGATGCGAGGTTTTAGTGCCAAGAACAACACTTTCATTATCATCGTTCGTATCTGGTGAGCTTGGTCCAAAATTAGAAGGAAGAACAGATTTTGAGAAATATAGAACTGGCTGCAAAACTTTAGAAAATTTTATAATTCATCCTCAAGGTTCAGCGACAAGAAGAGTAGGAACTCAATTTATTTCAGAAGTAAAAACATCTTCTAACAAAACAAGAATAATACCTTTTGAATTCTCAACAACACAAACTTACATTTTAGAACTTGGCAATCAGTACATACGATTTTATAAAGACAAAGGAAAAATTTTATCAAGCAGCGTTGCTTATGAAATAGCAACTCCTTACTTAACAGCACAATTATTTGAAATTAAATTTGCACAATCTGCAGACGTTTTATTTATTTGTCATCCAAGCCATCCAATTAAAAAATTATCAAGAACTGGACATACCGCCTGGACATTAGAAGATTTACTTTTTAGTTATGGTCCATTTTTAAGTGAGAATGATGAAACAACAACTTTAAGTTGTGATTTTATTACAGGAAATAGCGTTTACATAAATGCCTCATCTACTACAGGAATAAATAGTAATACAGGATTTCAAACTACAGATGTTGGCAGACTAATTAGAATTGGTTATGGAACAGGTTATGCAGAAATAACTCAAAGAAATTCTGCCACTCAAATTTTAGTAGATATAGAAGAGACATTTGCTCCAAAAATAGATCCATCTAAATTAGCAAGAGATGTTAGTTCTACAGATACAGTTATAGCAGTAGATAAAATTATTGATTATCCAGGTCCAACAGGAGCAATTTTTATTGATAATGAAAGAATAACTTATTCATCAATGAATATGACAGATAAAACTTTTACAGGATGTTCAAGAGCAACAGGAGGAACAGTAGCTGCTTCTCATAGACTTGGTGCGTACGCTTATGCTGATGCGAATTTGGCAACTACAAAGTGGGCGCTAGGTTCATTTTCCTCAACAACAGGTCATCCTGCTTGCGTTTCATTTTTTGAACAAAGATTAGTTTTTGCAGGAACAAATTCAGAGCCGCAGACAATTTATTTTTCAAAGTCTGGAGATTACGAAAATTTTTCAGCAGGTATATTAGCTGATGATGCGATGACTTATACAATTGCATCAAACCAAGTTAATAGAATTAGATATTTAAAAGCACAAAGAACATTAGTCATAGGCACAACAGGCGGAGAATTTACAGTATCAGCAGATGGTACAGACGCTGCAGTTACTCCGACAAATGTTACAATTAAAAAACAAAGTTCTTTTGGTACTGCAGACGTTGATAGTTTGGCAGTTGGAACATCAATATTATTTTTACAAAAAGCAAAAAGAAAAATTAGAGAATTATCTTATAATTTTGACACAGATGGATATTTAGCGGCAGATCTTACCATATTAAATGATGCAATTTCTGAAACAGGCATTAACGATATGTGTTATCAGCAAGAACCATCAAGTCTTTTATGGTGCGTTCGTGATGATGGAATTTTAAGTTGTTTAACTTATCAGCGTGGAGAAAATGTTGTTGCATGGCATCGACATAAATTAGGAGGATCTTTTGGATCAACTTCTTATGGTATTGTTGAAAGCGTTGCAACTATCTCTGGAAATTTAGATGAAGATGAATTGTGGGTTGTTGTCAAAAGAACAATTAACGGAGTTACTAAAAGATATATAGAATGTTTTTCTGAATTTGATTTTGATGAAACTGCATCAACTGATTTTAAATTTGTTGATAGTCATTTAACTTACGCAGGCGCAACTACAACTCTTAATACTACAATTAATAATTCTGTAACTTCTATTATATTAACAGATGCAAGTTTATTTACTGCATCAGGAACTATAAAAATTGATAGTGAAAGAATTACCTACTCAGGAAAATCATCAAATACATTAACAGGCTGCACACGAGCATTTAACAGTACGGCAGCAGCAACACACACAGCAGGAGTAACAGTTAAACAAGTAGTAAATTCGTTTTCTGGATTATCACATCTTGAAGCTCAGTCAGTTACTATACTTGCAGATGGTGCCACACACTCACCTAAAACAGTTACGTCAGGTGTTATAACTTTAGATCGTTATGTAAATAAAGCAGTTGTCGGATTAAGTTATTCAAGTGTTTTACAAACAATGAGAATAGAAGGTGGAGCTGAAGAAGGAACCTCTCAAGGTAAGACAAAAAGAATTTCAAAAGTTGTTTTAAGATTATTTGAAACAGTAGGAGTAAAAGTAGGACCAAATTTAAATCAGTTAGAGCCAGTTCCGTTTAGATCTACTTCAGATCCAATGGACACTCCGGTCTCAACTTTTTTAGCTGGAGACAAAGAAATAGAATTTAGAGATGATTATAACACAGATGGTTTTATTGTAATTAAACAGGAGCAGGCTTTGCCTTGTTCTATTCTTGCAATTTATCCAACAGTTGTAACCTCTGATGGTTAATTTAAAAATTATTCCATACCAAGCAAGTCATGGTCTCGACATGATTAATTACGGAATGAACGATCCTTTAATGGACATTGATGCAGGATATTTAAAAAATTCTTTAGATGTTATTGTTCCAGGTCTTTCATATACGTTGATGGATAATGAACATCCTATTTTTAGTGGAGGAATATATCCTCTCTGGCAAGGAACAGCTGAAGGCTGGGTTTTATCTAGCAAAAGAATTTTTAATCACAAGATCAGAGCAGCAAGGTTAATGAAAACAAGATTAGATATGCTTTGTATTAATAATAATATTTGGCGACTTCAGACAGCGGTAAAATCTAATTTTAAATTAGGCTTACGTTTTGCTGAATGGCTTGGACTTCATCAAGAAGGTTTAATGAAACAATATGGTCCAGATAAAACGGACTATTACAGAATGGCAAAAATATATAAATTATGAGCTTTTTAGGAAACATCGCAGCAGCAAAACAAGCTAAAGCACTTGGTAAATATAATAATGAACTTTATCAACAACAGGCAGATTATGCTAAAGCTAAAGCAGATCAGAACTCTCAGATTTTTGAAAACATTACTAGACCAAGATTAGTAGAACAACAATCAATCCAACACTCAAACTTATTAGTTAAAATTTTAAATTCTGGAGCAGCCTATAAACCAGGCGAGACAGGTTATTTAGTTAATTTAAAAGATTTAAACAATCAGGCATTTGATCTTGCTTTGGCTAGTTATAATAAAACTATGGACTTCCAAGACCAAATTAATAATTCATTACTACTTAGATCCAAAGGTGAAGGAGAATTGTATAAAGGAGAACTTACAGCAAGAACTCAATATATTACTTCAATTGGAAGCCTGCTAGGTGATGCTTCATCAGCTAAAACTTTATCTAAATAAAAAAAACTATGGCACAATTAAAAATATACGAACCACAAATTCAAGCTCAATCAGGAGGCATTCCTAATATTAGCGCTTTGCAATTACCATTATCACTTGCTACCGATATGGCGACTGAGACAAGCAAACTTGGAAAAATTGTTGGAGAATTTTATAGAGAGCAAAAGGATAAAGAAGATAACAATACATTATTTAAAATAATTACAGAAGTATCTCCTGACATCAGCGCTATCACAACTGAAACTTCCAAATATACAGATATTAAAAAAGGATTTGAATACTTCACCACAACAGTAAAAGATAAAAACTTCTTAGATCGTTATCCTGACGTTAATTCAAATGTTAAAACAAAATTTAACGATTGGGTAATGAAGCAACAATTAACGTTGCTACCAACATTATCAGCTCAGATTTCTAAAAATAGTATTGAAACAACTAAGATCGTTGATGACCAAATATTAACTAATTCAGCTTTAAAAAGAGCATCTAATAATCCTGTTGACCAACTTGTCGGTGAAAGAGAATTCGATAGTTTTTTTACTGATCCAACTAAGATTAAAACTTATGATGTTAAAGAACTTGAAGATTTAAAAAGAAAAAAAAGCGATCAAGCATCAGAATTTAGATTGATGTACCAAACAAAAAATAACGCTTATTCTGTATTACAAAACAGCGCCGCTATCGTTGCTCAATTTGGAGAACAAAGAGGTGGCTTATATTTAGAGAGAGCTAAAACAACTTTAGTAAGTGAAGAGGCTGACAGAGTTCGAGTTAGTGAACACAAGAGAGCTGCAAGTTTATCAGAACAGGTTGGTACATTTTCAGAATTAGCTTTAAGAATTAATAATTACAATGCTGACAAAACCAGCGCCAAATATGTAAGTGAATTGCCATCACTTGATTATTTAAATGATGTTAAAAAAAATGGTCAAATTAATACAGCTCAATACAATGCACTACTTGAAGTATGGACAGGAAAACAAAAACTTTCAGATCCAGATTTAATGAATGCAATCAGCGCTCAAATCGCTGTAGCTAAATCAGTAAGTGATATTGATCTTATTCAAAGTGCGGTTAATTTAACTCCAGATATTATTAGAAGATTAAATGTAAAGGATGTTGACGCATTTAATAAAATTTTTGAAAAACATAAAACAGACAGAGAAGGACACAACGAAGATAAGTATTATAGAAAATTATTAGAGACTGATCTTGGAGTAGTTAATGGAATGGTTGTTTTTAATAAAGGAGCAGCTCAATCGCAGGAAAAAAGAAGAGAGCTTCAAGGTGTAAATACTTATAATGAATATGTTAACTCAGGATTATCTCCAGAGAAGGCGTATCTTAAAACTCTTAAAGAAATAGATAAAAAAGATATTCCAAAATTTGAAAATCTACAACAGCCAGATACAGTTAAAATAAATAAAACTAATTTTGCGATAAATCATAAACAAGAATTAAACGATACAAGAATATTTTTAGCAGGAAGATACAAAGTAGGATCAATTGATATTGAACAATTTAAAAGAGACTTATCGAGAATTGATGTAATTGAAAATGTACAAGATACTAGAGTAAGCCTTGGACTTAAAGAAGCAGGAGAAAAAAGTACAGTAGTTCCGAAAAAATAATTTAATAACAAACAACTAAATAAATGGCTAACGAAGAGAACAATACAAATCTATTAACTGACTTTTATTTTCCAATAAGAGATCAGGAAAAAATATATAGCAGTAATGCTTACAAAGTATTATCAGAAAACAATGTAGACACAGCTCAGTTATTAGGCGTTAATCAAGATCCTAATTCTCATTCAATACAATTAAGAAATGATAGTGATCCAACTTTTCAAGAAAAAGTAAAATCCAACGCAACAGATTTTGCAAAAGGTGTTGTAAATTTTATTAGTGATGTTCCAAACGAAATACAGATGAAGTCTGTTGAAGGCTTAATGCAAGCTGGGAAATTTGGCGTTAACTTATTGCCGATAGTAAATAAATTAGCAGGATCTCCTTATGAAGAAAATACACTTATGGAAAATGCAATATCTTGGAATAAATCCTTAAATAAACAAATAACTCAATTTAGAGATATTTATAAACAAGGTTATCAAATTTCAGAAGGCAGAGAGCCAAGTGGATTTGCTGAATTTGCAGGATGGATTGCTCAAGATTATCCTTACTCTGCAGGAATTTATAAAGGTTTAAAAAAAGTAGGAATTCCAGATGGTACTGCTCTTATTTTATCTGTTGGACTTGGTACAGCCATATCTTTTGATCCAAAGGAAACCAGCGTAAGTTTAAATTTATTTACACAAGAAATTGATAGCCTTAAAAAATATTTAGAAATTATACCAGATACTCCAGATGCAGAATTATTTGACAGAGCCGTTCAATTTTTTGAAGGCACAGCGTTTGCAAAAGCAATTCCTCATCTTATTGATACAGCAAAATTCTTAAAGAGAAATATTCCAGCTTTCGTTCCAGGAGCTGCAGTTTCCACAGCAGCAACTACTGCAATTGACCAAGCAATAGATGCAACAATTGTAAATCCTAAAGAACAAATTATTCCACAAACAACAGATGGATTAAATCAAGATCAGTCGTTGATGGACACTATTAAAGGCGGTGTAGATCAGTTTGGAAATAAACTAACTGAGATCGGCGGTGCAATAAAAAAAGAATTTAGCGGAGACGCTATGGCTAAATCGCCAATAACAAAAGTGATTGATGAATTTGCTCCAATTTTTAAATCAACTGTTATTGAAGCAGTAGATAAAATTCCAAACAAAGCTCCAGGCAATCAAATCCTTGGAACTATAAAAAATATTCAAGGCGTTTCACAATCAGAAATAAAATGGATTGGACTTGATGATTTCTTAAAAGATAAACCATCAGTAACTAAACAGGAAGTTTCAGATTTTATTCAAGCGAATAGACTTGATGTTAATGAAGTTCAGTTTCCAAGAAAAGCAACAGGAGAACCAAGTAAAACTTATGATGAACTAGAGAAATTATTAGAGCCTCATTCAGAGTATGCAGCATCCGCTGTTTATGAATATCAGGCTATAAAAGAAGCTCTACATAATAATCTTAATGTTCGTTACGATAGCGTTCCTTATATAAAAAAAGGATCTACAAAAGATAGCGTAGAATATTCTGTTAAAATTGATGTTAATGATTTTTTAGATAAAACAGGATTGTGGGATGGTATTTATGAAACAAGTGAAGTATGGGGTCGAAACTTTTTTAAAGAAAGTTTTAAAAACGCTTATCATATAAATTCTTTAAGACAAAATGGACAATCATTAGATAATAATCTTCTAAAAGAATATTTTATAGAGGCAAAAAATAACGACATTTTATACCAATATAGAAATTTTGATAATCTTGAAGCAAGTGATTTTTCAAATTTAATTTTTTCAGAAACAGAATTTAAAAGTTTTCAAAATTTTTTAAAAACTAAAAATGTTGGCATAGAGGAATATGCAACTCTTAAAATGTCAGATAATTTTACTGACAAAATTTATAATGAATATTTAGTTAGAGCTTCAAATGAAAATTTAGATAGGTACGATATTGATTTTAGTTTTATTCAAGAATTAGATGGAGGCGGCTCCACAGCAAAATTTCAAAATCAAACTCTTCCTGGTGGCAGAGATTATAAAGAATTAGTATTTACTTTATCAAAAGGTGGAGAAAATGTTGGATTTGATTTTCCTTTACAACAAGGAGCAACTAAAAGACAAACTACAAGAGAACTAGGAATACCAATATCTCAACACATGAACGTACCTGGAGAGTTTGCTCATGTAAGATTTAAAACTAGAAATATAAATGGTCAAAAAACTTTATCTGTTGAAGAGATGCAATCAGATATTTTTCAAGGAGTTAAACAAGAAAATAAATTAGTTAAAAAACAAGCAGCGAGTATGGAAAGAACAATACTACCTACTCCTAGTAAACAAATTCCTGCAAGAGATATAATTGACGAAGCCAAACAAAAGGCTAGCGCATATACTGCTGACAATACAATAACTGACTTTCCGTTTAAAAATAATTGGTATGAGTTAGCAACTAGAAGATTAATACGTTACGCAGCTGATAATGATTTCTCAGCTATTGCAATTCCTGAAGGCAAAGTAGCTGCAGCTCGTTATGGTAAGACTGGAGGATTTGTAGATAATGTAGAAGTTAAAGTAGGTGTTTCAGATGAGCTTAACGAAGCTGGTTATCCAAATTATACTTTTTATTTAACTCAAAAAAGAGGAATGGAAGTAGTGGAAGAAAGAGCTTTAAAGGATGGTGCTATTTACGATATTGATAAAACTTATCCAAAAAATTATCAAGACATTTTGGCTGATGCAGAAGATATTTTGTTACACAGATACAATGTACAGGAATTAGAAAATAAAACTTTTAAATATAAATTATCTGAAAAACAGTTTATCGGAGAAGGTAAAGGTAAGTTTGAATTATACGATCAAGCCATTCCAGCTTACATGAAAAAGTATGCTAAAAAATGGAATGCTCCAGTTACAACTGAACAAGTTAAATTTATAGAGCAAAACGAAACAATAAATTATTCAGTATTAAAGATAACTCCTGAAATGAAAAGATCAGTACAGGAAAAATCACAGCCACTATTTAATATTGTAGGACCAGCTCTTGCCGCAGGCGGAGGAGCTAAAGCTGTGTCAGATAGTATGCGAAACAATATTATTTCGGAACCGACAAAAAACCAGTAAGAAATAAATATCCTCGCATATTTGTTTTTCCACAAAAACTTTAATTAAAAATAATGGTAGAAAAAATTACAGCAAAATTTATTAATAAGCCTTTAGCTAAAGAGCTATTAAATAAGAGCAAAGATTTCCTTGATACTATAAAAGAAAAAGGTTCTAAAAAAGTTCAAACAACAGCTCCTAAGTTTAACATTGATAATGTAGATCTAGGAACAAAAGAGCCAATTAAGAACGTAACTGTAAATCCACAGAATATTCAGGATCAGAAAATAAATGTATCTGAAGAGGATGCTAAAAAATTTATAGATCGTATTTACGATGTTAAAAATAGCGGAGTAAAACAAGCTATATTAAAAGATTTCAATATAAATAATATTGATACTAAGGATGATATTTTAAAAATCATCGATGAGATTTCAAATAAATATTCAAAAGAATTTGATGTAAGAAAAGGTGGTGTACAAACAAAAAAAGCCACTCAAGAACTTGCTGATATATTAAATTTAGATCAAGCAACTTTAACTCAAAATATTTTAAAACTAAAGCCAGGATCTACAGCTAACGCAGCCACAGTTACTGCGATGAGAGATCTCCTTGTTGGTGCAAATATTAAATTAGATAATCTCGTTGTTGCAGCCAGAAATGGAACGCCTGCGGAATTATTAGAATTTAGACAACACATGGCTTTAACTGCTGAATTACATAAGATATTTAAAGGAGTTCAAACTGAAACAGCCAGATCATTAAACGCTTTCAAATACACTACTAGAGATAAGCAATTTACAAACTTAACTTTAGATGAATTAAATAAAATTAATTTACTTGCAGAGTTAGGTGGAGAAGAGCAGGTAAGAACATTAGCCAATTTATATTCAGGTTTAAATCCTAGAGAAAAAATAAACTTTACACAAAAAGCAGGCTTAATAAAGAAATTCGGAGACTATGCACAAAAAGGTTCTGATAGTATTGCAGAAGTTTTTATTAATTCTATTTTATCACATCCAGCTTCTCATGCAAAAAACATTGCAGGTAACTGGATAGCTCAAGGCATAAATCAATACGAAAGAAAACTTGCAGGAACAGGCGCTAAGATGGGGACTGAAGGCGTTGCTCCTTACGAAGATGTTGCAAAAGCATTTGGTAAATCTCAGGCTTTAAATGATATGTGGCAAGCAACAGTTACAGCTATTAAAGAAGGAAGATTTCCTGATATTGCATCTGAAATTGGTGGAAATAAATTTGAAATAAGACCAGGCGCATTCACAGCTACAAACTTTGGAATGAAAGAAGGTTACCTTGCTAACGGCGTAGATATTACCGGAAAGATTTTAACACTAAATAGAATTCCAACTAAATTATTATCAGCGTCTGATGCTGTATTTAAAAATTTTGAATATAGAGGAGAATTGTGGGCAGGAGCTTACAGAGAAACTTTATATCTAATTTCAAAAGGCGCCTTATCTGAAGATAAGGCTTACCAATATTTAAGTAGGTTAGTTGATAATCCAACTCCTGAAATGACAAAGACTGCTTATGATGCAGCTCTTTATACTACGTTCCAACAAAAGCTAGGAACTAGAGGAGATTTTTTAGATGTTGGAAAATATGTTATCGAAGCAAAAAAACAAGAATATGTAAAAGGTATTGATTGGATATTTAATGTAGCAATTCCATTCGTTCAAACTCCTGCAAATATTTTAGGATTTTCACTTGAAAGAACTCCAGGATTAAATTTACTTTTATCAAAATATAGAGAAGATCTTGCTGCAGGTGGAGCAAGAGGAGACTTAGCTTTAGCTAAGATGGAATTTGGTTTGCAGTTCTACGCTGTCATAGCAACAACAGGATATTTTGGTTTAACTTCAGGAACAGATCAAGACTTATCAAGAACTGGCAAAAGTCAAAAACAAGCTACTTATGGTTACCAGCCGAAGTCTGTTCGTATTCCTTACACAGATAAAGACGGCGTTGAAAAAATTTTTCAATTAAGTTTTAATGGATTAGATCCAGCTGCTCAATTATTAGGAATGGCATCTGACTTAGGTGCGCAATTTAGAACTATAACAGACGATCAAAACGAGGATTATTTAAGGCATCTAGCTGCATTCGCATTATTTGCTGGAGAGAATTTAGTTAACACTCCATTCCTACAAAACACAGCAGACATATTTGATAACGTTCAAAATATTCAAAAGGCATTATCTGATGGAGAGCTTGACACTAAGACAATCAATAAGATGTGGAAAGGTACTGCAGCAGCTTTTGTTCCATCAGGATTAAAAGCAGTTGGAGGTCTTTATAACGATCAAGTTGATAAAGAAGCGGACTTCCAAAAAATTGCATACGAACTTGGAGATTATTATAAAAGAAGTTTTGATGAACGATCTTTATATTCAAAATACGATTTATTAGGAGATCCAATAAATAAATTTCAAAGGTATTCTACTTTAATAAAAGATCCAATTAGAGAAGAGTTAAAGAAAATTGATCCTAATGTTGATCCTATACCAACTTCTAAAAGTGTTTCATTTGGAGCGTTCAATGTATCTGTTCCTTATGATGCAAGAGAACAATCATTCATTGGACAAAAAGCCGGTGAATTAACAAAACAAAAATTAGGAATGTTATTTAACGATCCTATGTATTTAGATGAACCAGATGACTATGTAAGAAAAGCATACGTTCAAAAAAATATAGCATCATCAAGATCAGAAGCAGAAGCCTTTATGTTAGAAAACGATCAAGAAATTGCAGACAGCATAATGATAAGAGCTGGTGAGTTGGCTAACTCTAAAGCGATGAAAGAAAATAACGGACAGCCAGTAAACTTAGTTCCATCAACTTTAATAGATCAATAATAAAAAATGACAATATCTACAACTACAATAAAGAATAGTTACTCTGGTAACGGCTCAACATCAGCTTTTACATACACATTTAAAATCACTAGCGAGAATGACGTTCAAGTTATTGTTAGATCCTCTACAGGAGCCGAAACATTAAAAACTAAAACAACTCATTACACAGTATTAGGAGTTGGAAATGCTAATGGTGGTACAATAACATTCACAGCAGGTAATATTCCAATTACTACACAAACAGTAATTTTAAGAAGATCAACTCCTCAAACACAAGAATTAGATTTAATTGAAAACTCAGACTTACCTTCTGATAGCATAGAAAATTCTTACGACAAATTAACTTCTATTACTCAAGAGTTACAAGAACAGATTGATCGTTCAATAAAATTATCAAGAACAAATACAATTGCCTCAACAGAATTCACAGTTGGATCTACAGATCGAGCAAATAAAATTTTAGCTTTTGATGGCAACGGAGAGATTTCTGTAACGCAAGCACTTGGAATTTATAAAGGTAACTGGGCTGCAGGTATCATCTACGAACGAAGAGATTTAGTAAGAGACACGACTACTGGTAACATTTTTATTCTTAACGCAAGTCATACCTCTTCAGGTGTATTACCATTAACTACAAATATAAATTCTACTTATTACAGTTTAATTGTTGATGCAGCGACAGCAGCAGCTTCAGCCACAGCTTCTGCAGCTTCGGCAGCAGCAGCCTTAGCTTCGCAAAATTCTGCAACGTCAAGTGCCTCAGCAGCTTCTAGTTCTCAATCAGCAGCAGCCGGTTCAGCATCAGCCGCAAGTTCAAGTGCAACAGCTTCAGCAGCTTCAGCTGCAAGTGCAGCAACTTCTTTTGATGATTTTGACGACAGATATTTAGGTTCTAAATCTTTTGTTCCAACTTTAGATAATGACGGCAACGCTTTAATTACTGGTACTTTATATTTTAACTCAGTAACTTCACAAATGTTTGTGAGAGATAGCGGAGCTTGGATTAATTATAAACCTAGTCCAACTGAACAAGGTTACATCACTACAGTTGCAGGAATTTCTGGAAACGTTACAACAGTTGCAGGTGCTAATACTAATATCGGTTTAATAGCTAATCAAATTACACCTACAAATAATATTTCTACAGTTGCAGGTGCAGTTGCTAATATAGGAACTGTCGCAACAAACGTAGCCAATGTTAATATAGTTGGTGGAGCTATTGCTAACGTAAATACTGTAGCAGGAGCTAATGCAAACATTACAACAGTTGCTGCAGCTAATACTAATATTGGAATAGTTGGTGGCGCTATTGCAAATGTAAATACAGTAGCAACTAATATTGCAAATATAAATTCAGTAAATTCTAATAGTTCAAATATTAATGCAGTCAATTCAAACTCTACAAACATAAATACAGTTGCAGGCGCTAACGCAAATATTACAACACTTGCAGGAATATCAGGTGCAATAAGTACAGTTGCTTCTAATGCAAGTAATATTTCAATAGTTGCTACCGATATTGCAAAGGTAATTACTGCGGCTTCCGATCTAAATGAAGCCACTTCAGAAATTGAGGTTGTCGCAAATGCTATAGCTAATGTTGATACAGTTGGTGGTGCTATTGCAAATGTAAATTTAGTAGGTGGTTCTATTGCTAACGTAAATACTGTAGCAGGAGCAAACGCAAACATTTCAATAGTCGCTGGAGCTAACGCAAATATTTCAACAGTTGCTGGAGCCAATACAAATATTAGTACTGTCGCCGGAGCCAATACAAATATTGGACTGGTTGGTACAAACATAGCAAGTGTTAATTCAGTTGGTGGTAACATAGCTGCGATAACAACTGTAAATTCTAACAGCACAAATATAAATTCTGTGGCTGGAGGTGTTATACCGACTAGAGTTTTAACTGTTGCGGATGCAACTAGCATTTCTTTAAATAGTGATGCTGCAGATTTCTTTACACAAGCTAACACTCAAGTAATTGGAACTTTAACTATTAATGCACCTACTGGATCTCCTGTAAATGCACAAAGATTAATCATTAGAATTAGAAGTACAAACGTTCAAACGTTTGCTTGGAATGCAATATTTATTGGTAGTGATGAATTGTTTTTACCAACAGTAACATCTGGCTCTACAAAGTATGATTACTTCGGTTTTTTTTATAACACAACAGCTTCTAAATGGCAGCTCGTTTCTAAACTAATGGGGTTCTAATTAATGATTAAAATTGAATTTGAAATTAACAGAGATGGTCATAAATTTAAAGACGCTATTGTCTTAGAAAATAATCATCAAATTTCAGAAGAACAAATAGAAGAAATGAAAGAAAAAAGATTTCAAGATTATTTATTTTCAATCATACCAAAAGAAAAAACAGAAATTAACGAAGTAGAAAATAATAATCAATTACCAGAAGTCCAAATAGAAGAAATAAAAGAAATTAACGAAGGAGAAATATAATGGCAGATCGTTATTGGGTTGGCGGCGTTGGAACTTGGAATTCAAGTTCAACTACAAACTGGTCTACGACTTCAGGTGGAGCAGGTGGTTCATCAGCTCCAACATTAGCAGACAATGTAATCTTTGATGCAGCCTCCGATGCAGGCATAAATTATTCAGTAACTATTAGCACAGGTGCAGTATGTAATGATTTAACTTTGTCAGGTTTAGATGTAGTAACAACTTTTTCAGGATCTGTTGCATTAGACATTTATGGTTCAATGACACTTGCTGCTACTAATTTTGTTTGGAGTGGTAGCGGTCAAATTAATTTTAAAGCAACGTCTGGCACAAAAACAATTATTACTAATGGTGTTTCGCTAACAAGTAAATATTTTAATATAAATGGAGTAGGCGGCACATTTGATTTAGGAAGCGCTTTAGTAAGTATTGATAGTTTAAACATATTCGGTGGAACATTTAATACTCAAAATTATAATATTACCGCACAGCGTGGAATTACAATTCAAGGTTCATTAGTCAGAAGTCTTAATCTTGGCTCATCTACTATTACATCAACAGGCGATCTTTTTTATATTTATTCAGAAACAAACTTCACATTTAACGCAGGTACATCACATCTCACTACCAACTTTTATGCAAATCAGTTTGGTGCTGGTACTGCTACTTTTTATAATGTTTCATTTACTGCCGGTTATAACAATGTTGTTTTAAGAGGCGCACTTACTTTTAATAATTTAACTGTTCAAAGTGCTAATGTTGGCAGTAATAAAGCTCTAATTTTATTTGATAATATTACTGTAAATGGCACTTTAACTTTAGGCGCCGCAAATACTCCAGATCGAAGTTTGCTTGTTCGTTCCGACACTATAGGTACACAAAGAACCATTACTTGTAATGGAACGCTTGCAGCGCTTTCAGATGTAGATTTTAGAAATATTGCAGGTGCAGGATCTGTATCTTGGACCGGAACAAGAATTGGAGATTGTTTAGGAAATTCTGGTATTACTTTCACAACGGCTGCAAATAAATATTGGAATTTAGTAGGTGGTGGAAATTGGAACGCTACTGCCTGGGCATTGTCATCAGGAGGCGCTGTAAATGTAAATAACTTTCCGCTTCCACAAGATACAGCCATCATTGAAAATACAGGCTTAAATACAAACGCTACAATTACGTTTGATTTTCCTTATACTATTGGTGCGTTAGATGCCTCGACAAGAACCAACGCTATGACGTTAGCAAATGGAGTTTATGCTAATACTTTTTATAAAAATATTACATTATCTTCAGCAGTAACTACAACTTGCGCCACAACTAACTTGCCTTCTTGGACTATGCTTGGTCAAGGCACAACACAGATTTTAGATGCTGCAACAATTGCCGCACCACTTAAAATTGATAGTCCAGGTGGAATAGTTCAACTTGCAAGAAATACTACTAACACTCATGATGTTGCATTCACAACTCAATTAACAACAGGAACATTTGATTTAAATGATTTCAGTTATACTTGTAAAAGATTTAACTCAAATAACTCTAATGTAAGAACTATAGATTTTGGAACTGGATCTATAAATATAAATGGTGATAGTGCAACAGTTTTATCATATAATTCAACTAATCTTACTTTAATTGGAACGCCTAATTTAAATTTTACATACGCTGGCTTTGCTGGTATTAGAGCAATTGACAGTCAAAATGGTTCTGGAATAACTGAAGCTAATTGTTTTAATTTTAATATTTCAGGAGTAGATTATTTTCAAATAGGTAATAATTCTCATTGTAGGAATTTAAATTTTACAGGTTTTACTGGTACCTATCCAGGTATAAGCAGCGGTCAAAAGATTTATGGAAATTTAAATCTTGGTGGTCTTACAACTTTTAATACAAATGGCGCTGGTAATATTTTTGAATTTCTTGCAACTTCAGGAACGCAAGACATCACCTCTAATGGAAAAACTATAAACGGCAATGCCAGTTTTGGCGCAGCAGGTGGAACTATTAGATTGTTAGATAATTGTACATTCACCTCTACAAGCACTTTGACTTTTAATTTTGGAACATTAGATTTAAATGGCTTTAATTTAACTACAGGTCTTTTTAATTCAAGCAATTTTAATGTAAGAGTTTTAACATTAGGAACAGGAAACTTAACTTGCACAGGAGCAGGAACTGCTTTTAATACTGCAGCTACTACAAACTTAACAGTAAATCCAGGATCATCTAGTATTTATATGAGTAGCGCTTCAGCCAAAACATTTGCTGGAGGTGGTAAAACTTTTTACAAATTAGTTCAAAGTGGAATAGGCGCTTTAACATTAACAGGCGCTAATACTTTTAATGATATTTTAAATACTGTTCAGCCATGTACAATAAATTTTCCAGCATCTACAATAACTAACGTATCTAATCTTTCAGCTAGAGGAACTTCTGGAAACGTTGTGTCTTTACGATCGAGTACATCAGGAACAAGATTTACTCTAAATTACATACCATAATGGCAATAGAAGTTAAATTCTTAGATATAAAAGATTGTGCTGTAACAGGTACATTTTGGCACGCTCCAAAAAATACAAATGTTAATTCTGGAAATAATCTAGGATGGAGTTTTGATCTTGTTTATGATTTTTTTAATTTCTTTAATATTCCACTTACCACACAAGACAGCTCTTATAGAAGAATACCAAGATTAGAATTTACAAATATACAAGATTGTAATGCTACAGGAGCTACATTCTGCTCACCAACAGCAAGCGGTAATGTTGATAACGGAAATAACGTTGGCATCAATTTTTCTTAACAACTAAATAAAAAAAAATATGACTACACTTTTAATGACGTTGAGTTTTATCGTTGGCTGCTGGCTTGGCTGGCGTTATGAGAATATCCTTAATGATTTCGTTGAGCATTTTAAAAGCATGAATAAAAAAGATTAATAAACAACCAAAGGAAAAAACAATATGTTTAAATTTGAACTACCATCCTACGAAGAGATCAAAAAAAATACAGAACAATACTCAAAAGATTGTCAGAAGTTTTGGTCAGATTTTTTCAAAGATATGGAAAAGACTTTAAAAGATTATTATAATGGTGAAAAGAAATAAAAAATTAAATTCTGTTTCACTCGTTTCAATCAATCAAAAGATTTGCGAACTTCATAAAATAGTTCAAGGAAATTCAAACGACATACATATTATTAAAGAAGAGATAGCGTACGGCAAAGGTGGAGTGAAAGTTCTGGTTTGGATTATCGGAATAGTAGTTACTCTAGTTGCCGCATGGAACATCTTACCATTTAAAAAATAATTGAAACATTACAACAAAGGAATTGCAGCTCACATGATTGCAATTCTTGAATTAGTAGACGATGACCATTTAGTATTCACAAATGTTAATGGTGTTGGTCCAATCGATATTGTTACTGTTAATATAAAGACAGGCAAAGTCGATCTGTATGATGCCAAATCTGATCGTGAAAGCAGGCATTACAAAAGACCAACTAATGACATTCAAAAAAAATTAAACGTAAAACAATTTTATATAAATCTTCAAAAGCGAACTTACAAACTAGGCAACAAGAGAGGCTCTATTTTTGCAAATGAACTTACAAATAATCAAAGACAGGATTAAAAAACACGAAGGCTATAGAGATACTGTTTATACTGATAGCCTCGGTTATAATACAATTGGCTATGGTCATCTTATAGTTGAGGATGGATTTCTTCCTGGCATACAATATTCAAAATTAGAACTAGAAAAAGTCTTTGAAAAAGATTTTGCAATAGCAGTTCAAGGCGCAAACAAATTAGTAAGTGAATACGATCTTGATAATGATGCTTTTGGCGTTGTAATTGAAATGTGTTTTCAGCTTGGATTACCAAGAGTTTCAAAATTTAAATTCTTTTTAGCGGCTTTAAAAATGCAAGATTATCAAAAGGCAGCAGAAGAAATGCTACTAAGTAAATGGCATGAACAAACGTCTGTACGTTGTGAAGAATTAACAAACATTATGAGGAACTGCGAATAATATGTGGTGGAATATAATACCAACTGTTTTTAAAACAGGTGCTGAGATTTATAAAAATCATAAGCAATCAGAATTACTAGAGAGTGAAGCTGAAAAAAGACATTATGAACGCATGGCT